ACAAGTTCGGAGTTGCTATGTTTTACATACGAGACTCCGATACCAACGTTTTCTTGGTTCGTTCCTCCATTGTACACTTCAATGAAGAAATCCTTCCCATGAACCATAGATCCAAAATTAGGTATTTCAGATACTTTCGTAAAATGATATCCATGATGCCATTGGCCAAATTCATGCTCTTTAAAATCTACGTTGCCACAGTCAAGGGATGAATATTCTGGCGATTCAGCTAATTTTTTTCGCACTGAATCAGCACCTACAATGTAAAAATTCCCGTTCTCCTGCTCCAGAGAGCAGCCGCCCAAATCCCTACTTAATTGAGTAAGGGGGACAAAAAACTATGTCAATAAGATTCCGAAAGGGGTCTTAATTTTTTACCCGGAAAACCGGGAGAAAGGAAAAATACATGAAAGAAAAAATTATCTTAGGAAACAAAGTGGAGCTGCCTTATGACAGCATCGGATTTGGAACTGGTACTCTTGCAATCAGCTTTAAAGCTGGCGATATTACCACACTGGAAAAGTCTTTTAGAGACGCCGGTCAGAACAACTTAGAACTGATCCAGCAGTGCGATGCAGAAGGCCATGTGCAGGCGACACATGAGCGTTATGACATCTTTCGTGAGATTACAAAGACAATCGGGGCAACTCCGGAGGAGGATGTTGTTACAGTGACATTAGAGCAGGAGAGTCTGATTGAAATGAGACTGCGTCATCTGGAAGCTGGTCAGGGTATTCAGGATGGCGCGATCCAGGATCTGGGGGATGTCGTGTCCGGAATGGCAGAAGCACAGGGCGTAAGCCTTTGACATTGAGAAAGAGAGGAAAAAATAATGGTAAAATTTTATGTCAACAGAATCAAAAACGGTGGAATGACGATTGATGAAGTGCCGAGCCTCTGGAAGAAAAAAGTAGAGGCTGAACTGGCAAAAGAAAACAACTGAATAATGTATCTTACCCCTGCCGTCTGATAACATGGCGGCAGGAGGTGAATGTCCATGAAAGACGAAATTGTAATGGCAATCCTACAGGCGATGACGCCTGTTTTGGACCAAGAGCAACTTGCGTGCTTAAAAAGTGTTGTCCGGGTGCAATTATGCGGCTATGACATCAGCAAAAAAGAGACAGGGCTAATGCGTGTTGATCAGAATGGTCAAAATTATCTGCGGGTATTTTTAGATGCGTTCCGGCAGAACGGGAAATCTGAGGGCACGATCGAACAGTATCAGCTGCATTTAAGCCGCATGCTGTCGTATGTCGGAAAAAATGTGGAAGATATAGAGGATGATGATCTGATCGAGTATATGGAAAAATATAAGTCGATTCGGAAGGTGTCAAACAGATACATGAA